ACCCTACCCCGGGTGCCGCGGGTCCTTCCACACCTGGATTCCCTGCGGGCATTTGCGCGCCGTGATGCGTCGCTAGCTACACAACTTTTGTGTTCAGTTAACAGCGCATCTCAATGTCCGACCCAGCCTACTGCTCGAAGGCCGAATTCGCCAAGCGCATCGGCGTGACGCGCGCAGCCGTCACGAAATGGGCGAACGCCGGAAAAATCATGGTGACCCCAGAGGGGAAGGTCGACATCGCGCGTTCGATGGCGATGCTGGAAAAGAACCGCGACACGACGCGGCCCATCAACCGTGGCAAGTCAGCCGCGGCGAAGGCTGCCGCCGCCGGCGTTGACGCGTCAACCGCTTTGGTTAACGAAGCGACGGCGCCTGACCCGACGCTCGACCTGGAGCGCCTGGAAGGCGAGACCACTGCCGAATACGCCGCACGCCTGGCCGAGGCGACGGCTGACGAATCCTTCAACGCCTCGAAGGCCCGCAACACCCGCTATGCCGGCCTCCTCAAGCAGCTCGAGTACGACACCAAGAGCGGCATGGTCGTGCTGGCGTCCGAGGTCGCCGCCGTGTTCGGCGCAGAGCTCGCCGCCGTTCGCACCCGGCTCCTGGCAATCCCGGCCGAGAAGGCCTCACGCCTCGTCCTCCTCAAAACAGCGCAGGAGCTGCAGGACGCGCTGTTAGAGGCCATCACCGACGCACTGAGCGCGGTCGCGCATCGTGACTAGCGCCTATGCACGTGGCCTGGCGACCCTCAAAGCTCTGACCCGCGATGCGGTTCGGAAGAACCTGGCGCCGCCCCCAAAGCTGACCCTGAGCCAGTGGGCGAACACGTATGCCGTCCTGTCCCGCGAAACCAGCGCCGACACCGGGCGCTTCCGCTCGTTCCCCTATCAGGACGGAATGATGGATGCGGTCACTGACCCGACCGTCGAGATGGTCACGGTTATCAAGGCGGCCCGCGTCGGCTATACGAAGATGCTCGACCACATCATCGGCTACTACATCCACCAGGACCCTTCGCCCATCCTGGTGGTGCAGCCTCGCGTGGAGGACGCCGAAGGCTACTCCAGCACTGAAATCGAGCCGATGTTGCGGGACACGCCGGTCCTCGCAGAGCTCACAGGCGACCTCAAGGCGAAGGACTCCAAGCAGACGCTGCTCAGCCGGTCTTTCCGCAATGGCGCGAGCATCAAGTTCGTCGGTGCAAACAGCCCTGGGGGCTTCAGGCGAATCACCTGTCGCATCGTCGAGTTCGACGAGGTCGACGGCTACCCGAAGGCCGGCGCCGGCGACGAAGGCGACCAAATCTCGCTTGGCAAGAAGCGGGCGGAGACGTTCTGGAACTCCAAAATCATCCTGGGTTCCACGCCAACGACCAAGGGCGAGTCCCGCATCGAGAAAAGCTACCTGGAGTCTGACCAGCGCCGCTACTGGGTGCCCTGCCCGCACTGCGGTGAATACCAGGTCCTTGAGTGGGGCGGCCCCGACTCCGCGCATGGCCTGAAGTGGGATTGCGACGAGGAGGGCAACGGACTCTACGAGACGGCCTACTACGTCTGCAAGCACAACGGCTGTATCTTCTACGACTCCGACAAGCACGACATCATCAAGCTCGGCGAGTGGCGAGCAAGCAAGCCCTTCAAAGGGCACGCTGGCTTCCACATCTGGTCAGCCTACAGCCTCTTCCCCAAAGCGGCCTGGCCGCTGCTGGTGAAGGAGTGGCTGGCGGTCAAGGACGACCCGCTCACCCGCAAGACCTTCGTCAACACGGTCCTCGGAGAGACCTACGAGGACGTCGGCGAGCGCCCGCTGAACGAGAGCGAGCTGGCCGCCCGCGCCGAGGTCTACCTCCACACAGTCCCGAACGGCACAGGCATCCTCACCGCCGGCGTCGACGTGCAGGACTACCGAGTTGAGGTCGAGCTCGTCGGGTGGGGAGCTGCAGAAGAGTCCTGGTCCGTCGGCTACTACGTCATTGACGGGGAGTTCTCTGACCCCCTCGTGCAAGCCCAGCTCGACGAACTGCTGCAAGCTGTCTACGAGGGCGCCGACGGCCAGCGCTTCAACGTCAGCGCGACGTGTATCGACTCCGGCGGCCACCACACGCAGGCGGTCTACGCATGGTCGAAGAAGAACATTGGCCGCAGGTGCTACGCCATCAAGGGCGAGTCTGCCCGCAACGGCCAGCGCTCGCCGGTGTGGCCAACCAAGCGCCCCAGCAAGAAGACCAAGTCGACATACCGCCCCATCATCATCGGCGTCAACTCGGCCAAGGACGTCATCCGCCAGCGTCTGCACCTCAGGGAGCCAGGCCCCGGCTACATGCACTTCCCTGTCGGTCGCAGCGAGGGCTACTACGCCCAGCTCACCGCCGAGAAGCTCATCCCCAAGACCGTGGCTGGCCAGACGTTCCGCGTGTGGGTGCTGCCGAACGGCCGCGCCAATGAAGCGCTCGACTGCCGGGTCTATGCCTACGCCGCGCTATGCGGCCTCACCCACATGGGGCTGAAGTTGGACCGCGCAGCCGCGGCGAAGACCGCCCAGGCACCCGCGGACACCGCAGCTGAACCGACCCCTCCAGCGGCGACGCCGGCACATGTAGAGCCCAGGGCGTCGGCAGAGCCGGCCACGCGCGCCCCTGGGCAGCTGAACGCGCCCGCTGCGCCACCAGTCGCCCCGCCCACACCTCCGGCCCCCAGTCCGCCACCCACTGAAGCTCCACCACCGGCCAAGTCTGCTGCCGTCGCTACACCTGGCAAGCGCGATTGGAAGGCGCTCATCGCAAAGATGGCGCACTGAGCGCCACGTCCCGGGAGCGCGACATGGCCGACATCAACATCCGAACCAACCTGAAGGAAATCGAGAAGAAGCTCAGCAACTTTGCCTACAAGCAAGTCCCGTTTGCGACTTCTCAGGCCATAAACGCGCTCATTCTCGGCATCAAGAAGGTCGAGCAGGAGAACGAGCGGAAGGTTCTCGACAAGCCGACCCCCTTCACGCTGAACAGCATCGGCGTCGTGCGAGCCAGCAAGGACCGACCGAAGGGCACGGTCTATATGAAGCCCATCGCCGAGGCATACATGCTGCCGTTCGAGTTCGGCGGCACGCACAAACTCAATGCCGGCAACACGAACGTCCTGGTCCCTGTCGACAAGGCCTTGGAGAACGGCTACGGCAACCTCCCCCGCGGGCTCACGCAGAGCCTCAAGGGCCGAACCGACGTCTTCGTGGGCCCCGTGGAGACGAAGAACGGCACCGTCTACGGCGTCTGGCAGCGGACCTCTGGCCTCGACGCCAAGGGTAAGGTCAAGAAGGTCGTGAAGCACAAGCTCGACAAGGCCGGAAAGATTGTCAAGGCGTTCCGGGTGAACAAGAAAACCGGGCAGAAGGTCGAAGTCGTCCGCAGGGTTTCCGGCCTGGCCTCCGTAAACGGCAGCAGGCTCAAGCTCCTGATTGCGTTCCGGCCGCCCCGCGACGTGACGCAGCAGCTGCACTGGTTCGACGTGGCGAAGAGTTATGTCGACAAGAACTTCCACAGGGAGTTCGGTCGAGCGCTGGCCAAGGCCATGGCGTCCGCGAAGTAGGCGGCCAACGGTCTGTGCCTATACGGCACATGACAACCCGGGGCAGTCCCGCAGCCCGCACATCTTCCGCCGCCCGCAAATGCAAATCCGCTCTGGTCAAACGACTTTCGAAGTCGCCCCCAACTTCAAGGGCCCGGTCGAAATCCGCCAGGGCTCGACCACCGTGACCGTGGACATTGCGGCACTCCGCAAGTTCGTGGCGGAGTCCGTGCGCTACGAGTGCATCGAGGCCATCGGCGCGATGAAGCCCGAAGCGCTCCTCAAGCAGGGGCTGTGAACATGCGCCGCACCTCCATCCTCGACGGCATGAACGTGGCTGACCTTCAGGCTCAGCTGGCTGCGTTGCAATCGGCGTATCTGCAGCTCCAGTCAGGCGCGAAGGTGGCCGTGGCTGGCTACGCCCAAGGGGACGGCAGCCGCTCGGTCTCGTACACGCAGGCGGACCAGGCCGCGATGGTGCAGACCATCCTCCTGCTGCAAACCCAAATCGACATCGCCACCGGCGCCCCGCGGGTCAACCGTCGCGCGCCCATGCGGCCGGTATTCGGGAGCCACCGCTAATGGCGCCCCCTAAGTCGCTCATCGTCGATGTGAACGGCCGACCGCTCTCAAGCGGCGGCAACGGTCGCGCGCTCGCTGTGCACGGCCAGAGGAACGGTCTGGGCGGGCCCATCGGCTACTCCGCGCCCTACAACGCCGCCAACCCCTCCACGCCAGAGATGGCGAACTGGCACCCGCACATCCAGGGCCCGGACTCCGAAACCACGCCCTACCGCGACCGCATGGTCGCTCGCGCCCGCGACCTGGTGCGCAACGACGGGTGGGCGTCTGGTGGCATCACCCGCATCCTTGATAACTGCATCGGCACGAACCTCCGGCTGAACGCAGAGCCACACTATCAATTTCTGCGAGCAAAGTTTGGCATCAAGGCGTTCGACGCAGTCTGGGCGCATGAGTTTGCCCAAGTCGCCGAGGCCCTCTACCAAGACTACTGCCACTCTCAGGGGCATCACAACGACTACTCATGTGAGCTCACCGTCGGCCAAATGCAGCGCCTGGCCATGCGTCACGAGCTCATCGACGGCGACTCTCTACTCATCTCGCAATGGTGCCCCGACCGCGTCGGATATGGCGGTGCTTCTTATGCGACCTGTTTCCAACTGGTCGACACCGACCGGCTTTCGAACCCGTATCAGGCTCCCGACAACGCCTACATGCGTGGCGGCGTCGAGCTGCACACAGACAACTCAGGCCGCGTCGTTGCGCTCCATGTCCGCAAGGCTGAGCCAAACAACTGGTATCTCGCTCAGGAGTCGGTGACCTGGGAGCGTATGGAGAAATTCGAGCCGGACGGATGGCAGCGAGTCCTCCACAGCTTCCAGCGAGACCGCGCAGACCAGCACCGTGGCATCTCAATCTTCGTGCCTATCCTGGCTCACATGAAGATGTTGGCCCAGTATTTGGGCGTTGAGCTGCAAGCGGCTACGGTCGCTGCGCAGTTGGGCCTGTTCGTGCAGTCACCGTATGACCCCGGCCTGGTTCAGGAAGCCATCGGCGACGGCGGCGACGACGACCTGATGATGTATCAGGGCCTGCGTAGCGAGTGGCACAAGGAACACCCGGCCATGTTCAACGGCGTCAGGGTCCCGGTGCTCGCACCTGGCGAGCAAATCGCCTCCGTTGAGACGACGCACCCGAACACAAACTTCGGCGCGTTCTCGAACGCCATGCTGAGCATCTTCGCGAGCGCTACCGGTCTCAGCGTCGAGAGCATCACGCAGGACTGGACACGCAGCACCTACTCCAGCGCTCGGGCCTCGCTGGCCGAGACGTGGAAGACGCTGATGCGTCGCCGCGAGGACTTCGCGACAGGTGTTGCCAGCCCGATGTATGCCACTTGGCTGCAAGAGGCCATGGAGAAGGGCGAGCTGCCCCTGCCATACGGCGCGCCCTCGTTCGTCGAGGCCCGAACGGCCTACAGCAGGGCGATGTTCCTTGGACCTCCGCGCGGTTGGATTGATGGCACGAAGGAAGCAAGCGCCGCAATCCTGCGCATGGACGCCGGTGTGTCGACGCTCAAGCAGGAAGCTGCAGAGCAAGGCCGCGACTACGAGGCCATCATCGAGCAGCGCGCGGTCGAAATGGCACTGTTCAAGAAGCACGGCATCGCGCCTCCGAGCTGGTCCAACATGGTCAGCCCGAACATGGAGCTGTTTGGCGAAACGGAGTCTGCCGACGCATCCAACGCAGCGGCACCAGCACCGAAGTAATCGAAGGAAAACCGACGCCCTGCGCGTCGGTTGCTACACGCGGCATCTGCCCGTGTTGAGCCTCCCCTTCGATGAAATATCCGCTGCTTGCATCTCGCGTATTCGGTAAGCCTCTGGCGCTGCACAGCGGCCATGGCGAGCTGCTCGGCACAACCATGGCGGCCTACTGCCTTGGGAAATCGCGTGCTGAGGACATCGACGGAGGCTACGTCAGCGACCAGCCTCTTGATAGCCGCGGTTACGAAGTCGTCCGCGGCATTGCCACCATCAATGTCAACGGCACGCTGGTTCACAAGTCCAGTTGGCTGGACTCGATGTGCGGCATGTGCGGCTACGACGGCCTGCAAAAGGACTTCCTCAACGCCCTGCGTGACCCCGACGTGAAGGCGATTGCCTTCTTCGTGAACTCGGGCGGCGGCGAGGTTTCGGGTTGCTTTGACTTCGCCCAGACCATCTACGACCAGCGCGGCACCAAGCCCATTTGGGCCATCCTCGACGACAGCGCCTACAGCGCGGCTTACGCCATTGCCAGCGCCTGCGACGTGGTCACGGTGCCGGCCACTGGCGGGTCCGGCTCCATCGGCGTCATCAGCGTGCACATGGAGGTCTCCGAGGCCCTCGCCAACGCTGGCGTTGCGGTCAAGGTCTTCCAGCACGGCGCTCGCAAGGCCGACGGCCATGAGGCCATCAAGCTGAGCCCAGAAGCGGCCGCCCGATTCCAAAAAGACGTCGACACGCTCGGCGACCTCTTCGTCAACACCGTTGCCCGCAATCGCGGCCTGCCCGCCGCTGACGTTCGAGCGCTCGAAGCCGGAACGTTCCTCGGCGCCGAAGGCCTGGCAGTGGGCCTCGTCGACGCCGTCATGCCACCCGATGAAGCGTTCCTCGCCCTGCTTGGCAGCCTGGCGTAACGCGGTTCCTACACATCACAACTTCCCTCTGAGGTTCCCAACATGGCTTCTCTCTCCAAAATCAAAAACGCCCTGAGCTTCGCTCACCTGGCAGCCCTTGGCCGTGCCAAGGTGGCTGCGGAAGATGGCGCACCCGCTCCGTCCGACAAGTCCGAAGACGACAAGAAAGCCAAGACCAAAGCGAAGGCCAAGGTTGAGGACGACGACGAGTCCAAGCCCACCGCCGAAGACGAGTCCGAGAACGAGTCCGCAAGCGACGACGACAAGGGCTTCGGCGACGACACGCCGTCCGAGTCCAACGGTGGCCAGTCCGCCAGCGACGACGAAGACGAGTCCGAAGAAGACGACAAGAAGCCCAAAGCCAAGGCGAAGGCCAAGGCCGAGGACGACAAGCGCGAAGACGAAGAGCTGACCGGCACCAGTGCCGCAGCCAAGGCCCGCCTGCGCGAACAGGCTCGCTGCGCCTCCATCTTCGCGTCTGCCGCTGCTGCCCGCAACCCGGTTCTCGCTGCGAACCTGGCCTTCACCACCCGCCTAAGCGCTTCGGCTGCCACTCGGCTGCTTGAGAGCACTCCGGCTGCCGCTGCCCAGGCTGCCCCTGTTCACGCAGACCGCGCTGCACGCAATCCGAACCTTGGTGCCAACACGCCTCCCCTGACGGGCAAGCAAGCACTGGGTGCGCGCTGGGATGCCCACTTCAAAAAGCAGGGCTGAAGCGGCGGTGCCTATACCGAACAACAACAAGTCACCAAAGGACTGAACCATGGCCCAAACCCCTCTCATCGAAGCACGTCACGATGGTGGCTTCCTCGTCTCCGTCGCTGACAGCTACGGTCACCTCGCGTTCGAGCAAGTCACGCTGGCGGCGACCAATGTCGCGCTGAGCGCCGGCACCGTCCTCGGCGTCAAGACCGCTGACGGCAAGTACGCCCCTTACGCCTCCGCACACAGCGACGGCACCGAAGTGGCTGTGGCAATCCTGTTCGCCGGCAAGAAGGCAAGCGCTGCCGCGCAGCCAGCGACCGTCGTCGTTCGCCTCGCCGAGGTCAACGCTGGCGAACTCGTGTGGGCAAACCCGGCTGACGCCGCGGCCGGCCTCGCTCAGCTCAAGGCCGCGACCATCGTCGCGCGCTAATCCCCATAACAAGAAAGAGACCGACCATGGACATTCTGGACATCTTCGCCGGCGATGCCTTCTCCGCCGTCACCCTGAGCGACGCAGTTCAGCGCAACCCGTTCCTGCCGCAGGGCCTGGGCGCGATGAACCTGTTCAAGCCCAACCCCATCCGCACCACCAGCGTCGCCATTGAATCCCGCCAGGGCGCTCTGACTCTGGTCGGCTTCTCCGAGCGTGGCGCTGCAGGCCAAAACCGCCAGACGGAACAGCGCAAGATGTTCCACTTCGATGTCCCGCGCCTGATGCACGAGGACACCATCTTCGTCAGCGAGCTGCAGAACATCCGCCAATTCGGCACGACTGACGTCCCGATGCAACTCGAGGCAGAAGTTGCGCGTCGTCTGACCGGGGAAACCGGCCTGCTCGCGTCCCTGGAGTATTCCAAGGAATCCATGCGCCTGGCTGCCCTCGGTGGCTACTGCGTTGACCCAAAGACCGGCTCTGTGCTCTTTGACTTCAACGCTGAGTTCGGCATCACGCCGAACGTCGAAATCGCATTCGACTTCGCCAACGCGCAAATCGGTGACGTGCGCCGCAAGTGCAACGAAATCGTCCGCGCCATCGCACGGAAGGCCCAGGGCGCCTTCATGCCGAACACCGAAGTCATCGCCCTGTGCTCGAGTGAGTTCTTCGATGCGCTGGTCACCTGCCCCGAAGTTCGCCAGACCTACCTTAACTGGTCTGCCGCCGCTGACCTGCGCGGCAACACCGGTGGCGCCTTCTCGAAGTTCAGCTTCGCTGGCATCAGCTTCATCGACTACCGCGGTTCGGACAACCTGACCGACATCGTCATTCCCTCGGGAACCTGCCGCATCTTCCCGGATGCCCCTGGCCTATACCAGCACGTGATGGCCCCGGGTGAGTCTGCCGACTTCCTGAACGAGCCAGGCCGCGATGTCTATGTGCTGCCCATCCTCGACCTGCAGCGCCGCACCTTCTTCAAAATGGAGGCGTATTCCTACCCGCTGATGCTGCCGGTCCGTCCGGAAGTGCTGTTCAAGGCACGCGCGGGAGCGTAATCCCAAGAGCCTCATAAGAGGCCTTCTGCCCCAAGCCCCCAGGCCTCAAGCCTCGGGGGCTTCTTCCTGCCTACGCGTCAGGGAATCGGTGCCTTGCACATGAATGCCGCGACCGTTTGCCCGCAGGGGCCGCCGTTGACTGAAACCATCGAATCCATGGCGTAGTTTCCGGCGCCGCATACCTTCGCTGCAAATTCGTTTGCTGCCGGCCCCCAATTGGGAACACATGCGACGCCGTTGTCTTCAAGGGCATGAAACCTCGGGGTGTTGGGGACAACCTTGGGAATTCCCAAAGTCACCACATGAAGACGCTGGATTGATGACGTCTGCGCCTCCGCCGCTGCAGCGCGCACCTTCGCTGTCAATTCTTCTGCCTGTGTCGACCTGTCGGTGGCCGCCTTCAATTCGACGCGCAGCGATTTGATGGCTTCCTCCGCCGAGGCTAGCTTGCTTGCAAGGACGCGCTGCGCCTGGCTGAGTGTCGGCTCTGTCACTTCGGGCACCGGAAGGCTCTTCAACGTCGTTCCCGGCGCATCCAGCGCGATAAACCCGCCGCCATACGTGAGTTGCGAAGGGTCCGCTCCTGGCTTCGTCCGCGTCGTCAGTCCACAGATGACTTCCACCGATTTGTGGGGCGCGATGTATTTGCCAGTGCCCAGCAAGCTTGTCTCGTAGTTGACGATGTCACAGTTGTCCACCATGGCCCTAGGGCTCACCTTGTAGTCCCGGATTGGCGCCTTCTCGGTGGTTCCGTTCCTCACTGTGAAGCGGACTTGCCGTGCCGAATACGTTGCAGCGACGATGCGCACCGTCTCTTGCGCGTAGCAGGCATCCAGGACTTCCTTGCCCATGGGCGACCAAGTGCGCGATTCGTTCGTGTTGAGAGCAATCGACCTGGCATAGCCGAAACGTCCCTCGCACAATTCCGACTGCCGCTCCTGAATGGCCTTCGATTCCTTGCTTGCACTGCCGGACGCCACCTTCACGTAGCTGGCCTCAATGCTTGCCTTCTCGGCGCTGCTTGCCTTGCTGTAGTCGTATTTACAGAAGTCGTACTTGTCGAGCGACTCTTTGTCCAGAGCTGCTGACGACCGAACGATTTCCTGCCCCACGGCGATGCCCAGTTCAGTGCATTCATCGCCGTATGACAACCCTGAGGCAACTGCCAACAGACTGGAAGTCAGCGCAACGCGGAGTTTCATAGCGGCCATCATGACTTGGAAGACTGGATGGAGCCCGGCACAACCTTGACGTTGGTCACCGTCGAAGGCTCGCTGAACACGTCGGTCCATTGGAAGTTCTGCTTGTTCGCTGCGTTCCAGGATGGCAGCGTCCTCGTCGTAGAGACGCCGGCACGCTGAGCGGTCTGATACGTGTAATCAAACCGACCAGTGCTTCCAGGGCACGACGTCTTGATATCGAACGTGACGGTCACTTGGCCGTCCTTCGGCACTGCCGACACGAAGGTCACCTTAGCTTGGCAGTCATTAGTTGCCGCAGAGGCAGGCACCGAAGCGATGCCCAGCAGGGACGTAGCCATGCCCACGAGCGCAAGTTTCTTCATCCTAAGCCTCCCTGTTAGCTTTTGTAATCTACAGGGCGGGGTTTCGCGCGGCAAGCCCCTAGCGACCCTTGCCTATACGTTGCAAGAGCGGCATTCCGTCGCTCCCCTATGGAGCGCAACGAAATGGCCATTGACTGGGACGCCCTCGTTCTTGCACCGCTCAACGCGGTCTTTGGCGAGCGCATCACGTACTACCCGCGCAGCGGGTCCCCGTTCGATATCACTGGCGTGTTCGACACCGCCTACACCAACGTGGCACTCGACGGCAACGGCGACCCCGGTGTGATTTCGGTCCGGCCGGTCTGCGGCGTTCGGCTGTCGGAATTCCCCGCAGGGTTTAAGCCAGAGGCGGCCCAAAAGGACGAACTCGTCCGCGTAAGCACAGGCGTTCGCTACACGGTCAAAGCCGGCAAGCCCGACGGCCACGGGCATGCCCGTATCGAACTGAATCGAATCTCTTGATGCTCGCACGTCGCAAACTTCGTGAACTTGCCTTGGCCGCCCTCCAGCGGCTCGAGGGCGTTCTCGTTGAGTCGCCTGGCGTCTGGGACTCGCAGGCCACGGAAAGTCCGCAGCCCACCGACTTCCCTCAGGTCAAGCTGCGCTGCGGCCCTGACCGCAAGAGCTCGAACGCCAAGACGCTGCCGAACTTCACAACGACGGTCTCGCTCGAGCTCATCGCGCGCGTGTTGGCGCGCACCGCCGAAGACGCACAGGACGCCCTCGAGGACCTTGGCGCACGTGTCGAGAACGCGGTGCTTGGTGAGCCGGCCCTCATTGAGATGTGTCAGCAGGTCGCGAACGTCACCACGCACTCCACTGTCAGTGCAGACGGCGAGTTCCACATCGCCGGTCTGCACATGACCATCGACATCGAGACCTTCGAGTACTTCGACCCCACCGAAATCCACCCCACTTGGTACCCGGAGGCTGAAACGCTGGCCGTGAACGTCGTCACCGAACTGTGGGCCGACCCAAACACCTGCTCCGAAGGAGACGATGTGAACCCACAAATACAGCTCGACGCCCTCGCGTCCGCCACAGCTGCCGCACAAGCCGCCGCATCTGCCGCTGCTGCCGCGGCGGCAGCAGCCACCGTTGGGGCAGCTGCTGTCTCTCCTACCCCAGTCATCGTCACAGGTGCCTCCGTCACCACAGTGGACCGCGGCTACTACGTCCTGGCCAGCACGACGGACGCGACGCAGGTCGCGCTGCCGGCCGACCCCACTGATGGGGCCACGGTGACCCTGGACGTTGCCACGACCATCCCACCCATCGTCCTCTGCGGCGGCCACCCGCTGCTCGGCGTTGTTGAGGACCTCACTCTCGACCGCCGCGTGTGCATCACGCTGCGCTTCGTTTCCACCCTTGGCTGGAGGCTCGTCTGATGTCCCTGCTCTCAACCTACATCAACCCGAACCTGTCCGGCCTTGCAACCACGGAATCCGTTGCGGCCGCCCAAGCGGCAATCGACGCGCTTGTAGACGCAGACAAGCAGGCGGTCATCGACGCCGTCGCGGGCATGTCCTCTGCAAACCTGGCGACGCTGATGTCAGCTATCGCCGCCATCCCAAGCGCAGACCTGCAGCCGGTGCTTGATGCCATCGGCGAGCTTTCTTCGCCCGCCACCGGCCTGCCATCCGGCGCCGTCATCAAGCTCCAGGGCAACCACCCCGCACCGGCTGGCTTCACGTTCCTGGACACGCAGGTGACGAACGCCACCGAACAGGGCTGCGCCTACTACGACGCAGTTGCCGAGAGCGCGAGGGCCGTCGATGCCGGGCTGACCGTTATTGACCAGATTGGGGACGGCAACGCGCTGGTGGGCTACGCACACAGCGTGGGCGAGCCCATCTACGACCCGAACTTGGGCGACATCTCGTCCTTCTCCTTCGGCTACGACCTCTCCGCCGAATACAGCAGCGCCGCTGTCGTCAGCGCCCTGTTCGTGCCTGGCGAGCCGAGCTGCCTGTATCTGGTGCTGAAGGCGGTCAAGACAGCGGACGGCCAGACCAAGCTGGTAGTGCTGCGCATGTTGCCTGATGGCGATATGGGTCAGTTCGTCATCAACACGCAAGGCGAACTCGACCTGGTGGCCGAATTCGCTTTCCTCTTTGATGACTGGGGCAGCGAGACGCAGTGTTCCTTCGTCGCGGACTCAACCGCCGGCGAGGGTGCGCAGGTATGCGCGATGCGACTGGGCAGCCTGACCTTCGCGAAGTGGCTGCTTTGGGACCTTGGCGAGACGCTGAACCTGCGCGTGACCAACGGCGACACCTCGGTCAGCCAAGCCGCACTGAACGCCAACCGAAGCTCGGTGCGTCGTGTGCTGGCGTATCACCCCGCTGAGAAGGCTTTCATCTGCGTCATGGACAGCGACAGTGCCATGCGCTCACGCGTGGGCGTGTATTACGACGCCGAGAACGACGTCATGTGCGCGCAAGCCGTGAGCATGGTCGTCGGCGCCCCAGAGAAGTCCGCGGTCGTGCGCCCACTGGTGGGCGAAGACCAGCCAACCGCCTTCCTCGCATACACCAAGCTGGGATTCTTCGAGATTCGCCACAGCACGCCCACAGGCGGCGTGGTCGATGTCTTCGTGCGCCAGACCTCCGCACGCCATCCGCATGACAGCTTTGGCGGCGTGGTCAACGGCCTCGGCTACGGCGCTGACAACTACGTGTTGATGTATTTCAACGGCACACCAAACAGGGCTCTGAACTGCGACTACACCGCATTGAAAGCCGGCTTTGAGCGCAAAGCAGTGAAGGACTGACGATGGAAATCAAACCCTACTTCGGCCGCTACGCAGTCGTCATCGGTGGCGTGGTCTTCCGGACTTTCGCCACTCGTGAAGCCGCCGAGGCCTTCGCGGCAGGCATGGAAGCCTGAGCTGGCGCAGGTGCGCGTGGCAGGTGCCTATACGAGCCACACAAACCGAATGCCGCGCCACGCAATGTCACACGTCTACGTCGTTCCCAAGCCGGGCATGCAAATCGTCGACCCGGCGGTAGTCCGAACGCCGGCTCGATATCTGCCCGCGGAGGGCCGCTTGGTCGAGCTCAGTCACTACTGGGCTCGGCGCATTGCTGACGCGGACGTTAGCGTTGGCGTCGACCCGAGTGCCGCTCCGGCCAATCCGCCGCGTAAGGCCAATTCCAACAACATTCAGCAGGAGCGCCGCTCGTGACCATCCCCTTCAAAAACCTTCCGTCGAACATCCGCGTTCCGCTCTTTTACGCGGAAGTTGACAACTCGCACGCCAACTCGGCGACTGCCACCCAACGGTCTCTCATCATTGGTCAGATGACCGCTGACGGCACCGGCGTTGCCAACGTCCCCGTCATCTCTCAGGGCCTGGGCGACGCACAAGCTGTTGGCGGACCGCGGTCGATGCTCGCGGCGATGCTGGCGAAATATCGCCTGGCTGACTCGCTGGGCGAAGTCTGGTATCTCCCTCTGGCTGACGCCGCCGGCTCCGTCGCCGCAGTTGGCTCCATTGAGTTCACGGCAGCTGCCACCGCGAACGGCGTCCTGAGCCTCTACATCGGCGACGTTCGCTACCAGCTTCCGGTGCTGACGACGCAGACGCCCGCCCAGATTGCGACCGCCCTGGCCGCGCTCATCAACTCCGACACGAGTTGCCCGTTCACTGCGGTAGCCGACAGCGCCGAAGTAACGCTGACCGCCGCCAACAAGGGACCATGCGGCAACGGCTACATCCTCCAGACGAACTACCGTGGCACCCTGGGTGGCGAAGCGACCCCAGCTGGCCTGACGTTCAGCATCACCCAGCCTCATGGCGGTGCCGGCGCTCCGGACCTGACCGCTGCTCTGGCGAACCTGGGCTCGCACACGTTCGACTTCATCTGCTCCCCGTATACCGACACGACGTCGCTGGACGCGCTCAAGACGCTGCTGAACGCCTCGACGGGTCGTTGGTCCTGGAGCGAGCAGCTCTACGGCGGTGTGTTCGCCTCGGCTGATGGCACGCTCGGCGCGCTGACGACCCTCGGTGCGGCGCGAAACAACCCCTACGAGTCCATCATCGGCTTCAAAAACTGCCCGACGCCCGCACACCTGCGCGCCGCGGTCTACTGCGGAGCAGCTGCGGCCAGCCTGAAGGTCGACCCCGCGCTGCCGCTGCAGACCGTCGTGCTGCCAGGCATCCTGCCGCCTCCCCTGGCCAGCCGGTTTGCGCTGACTGACCGCAACACGCTGCTCTACACCGGCATCTCCACGTTCGACGTGGCCGCCGATGGCACCGTGAGCATCGAGAACGCCATCACGACCTACCAGACCAACGCGTTCGGCGACGCTGACAACAGCTACCTGCAAGTCGAGACGCTCTACACGCTGGCCTACGTGCTACGCAACCTGCGCTCCGTAGTGACCTCGAAGTTCGCACGCGTCAAGCTGGCCGCCGACGGCACCCGGTTCGCCGCCGGCGCGGCCATCGTGACGCCGGCCATCATCCGCGCGGCCATCATTAACCAAGCACGCGCGCTCGAAGCGCAGGGCTATCTGCAGAACATCGAACAGTTCAAGCAAGAACTGGTGGTCGAGCAGAACAAGACCAACCCGAACCGGGTCGACGTGCTGTATCCGCCTACCTTGGTTGCCCAGCTGCGCATCTTCGCTGTGCTGGCCCAATTTCGCCTCCAGTGAGTCGGTAGCTACACAAGTTACCCCAAGCCGCCTGAGGGCGGCTTTTTTCATCTCACAAGGAGCCGCCTATGGCCATCGCATCCCCACGCCTTGCCGGCGTCGCATACATCAGCGTCGACGGCGTCCAGTACATGCTCGCGGGCGACCTCGAGTACCGCGTTGCCACCGTCGAGCGCGAGACGCTCGTTGGACAGGACTCCGTTCACGGCTACTCCGAGAAGCCGGTCGCCGGCTTCATCAAAGGGCAGTTGCGCGATGCGTCGAACCTCTCCGTTGCGAGCATCAATGCCATGACAAACGTCTCCGTGATTGCTCAGCTGGCCAACGGCAAGAACATCACCGGCGGCGGAATGTGGACCGTCAGCGCCCAAGAAGTGAAGACTCAGGAAGGCACGTTCGACGTGGAGTTCCAGGGTCCGCTGGTCGAGGAGGCCTAAGCAATGGACGACACCCTCCACCTGACCTTCGAGAAGCCCATCACCGTGGGCACCGCCGTGTACGAGTCGCTCACGCTAACTCAGCCGCTGGTCGAGCATCTACTCGCCGCAGCCGATTTCACTGGGCTCCGCAGCGTCCTCAAGCTCATCGAGCTCGTGGGCAAGGTCCCTCCACAGGTCCTGAACAAGATGACGCAACGTGACTTGGCGAGGTGCGCTGATTTTTTGGACGGATTCAACAAACTCCCCGAGAAGGCGTCCACATCCTCGACGTAATCGCCGACGTCACCTATTTCTATCGCTGGGGGCCAAAAGACGCGGAGCAGCTGACATTGCCCAAGCTGCTGTGGTGGTACGACCAATCAAAGCGCATCGCCAGCACCCAACAAGCTGGCGCATGAGCTAACAACAAGAACAGGCGGTCACCGTGTCCAACACCTTTCAAATCACCGTCACCGCGGTCGACAAAGCCACTGCGGTCGTCAATCGCATAAACGAGCGGTTTGGCAAGGCGGTTCGGCCCGTGCAGCGCATGGGCCGGTCCCTCGGTGCCCTGGGCAAGGAGATGCACCTCCCGGCGCTGGCGAAGGGCTTCGGCACCGCAGCAAACTCCGCAGCAAAGCTAGCGAAAAACATCGGAATCAGCTCGGCGTCGATGGAGGGGCTGCTCGGTATTGGAGCGGCCGGCGCAGCGGGGGGCGTAGTCGCTGGCATCGCCGCCATCGGCGCAGGTCTGACAGTCCTGGGGTCCAAAGTCGCGAACGCAGGCTTCAGGGTTTCTCAGCTCTCTACCGTCACAGGCATCTCCACCGATGCCCTGCAGCGCTACGCGGGCGCCGTGAAGCTCATGGGTGGCTCAGGCGACGACATGCAGGAGGCGATGGCCAACATTGGCCGCTCGATGCGCAACGCCTACTACGAAGGCGGCCCGCTGCTGCAGTTCTTCAACGCAGCGGGAATCGAGCTCCGCCGCACGAAGGACGGCGCTTGGGACGTCGAATACGCCCTCAAGAAGCTTGCCGACTACTCCGCGCGCACCGACCTCACGCCACAAGCTAAAGAGATTGCCGCCAACATGGTCGGCTACGTGAAGGTCCTTCCTCAGATGATGAAGGGAGCCGATGCGCTCGAGGAGAACGCGAAGCAGGCCGACAAGCTGGGCGCTGTGCTGAGCCCCCAGGCTATCAAGAACGCCGAGGCCTACGCCAAGGCGCTCAACAAGCTGAAGGCCTCCGCGGACGGCCTGGGCAACACCATCGGCTCGAAGGTTTACCCGGTTCTAGAGAAAATCATCCGGGGCATCGACGACTTGGCCAACGCGGACAGCTCTAGCAGCTTCTTGGATACGCTGGAGCGTAAGACGGCCAACATGCCGACTTCGTCTCTGTTTGCGCTGTCTGCCGTGATGCCAGGAGGCACCGCGCTTCTGCCGGGGCTTCTTGCCCTGAAAGCAGCGGGCTCCAAGAGCAAGACGGCAGTGCCCGCTGCGCCGTCTACAACAGGTGCGGCGACAGGCGCTGCACCTGCGGGTGCCAAGGCGGCGCGGGTCCAGCTCGCATCGCCTACCGCGGGCGCTGCCGCTCCATTTATCCCACCGCCGCATACGTCGGTGGTGATGGGCCGCCTGCCGCCGGCCATTCCCGTGCCGCCGGGCCTGCTGTCGGGTGCCCTTCCCCGGCCCGCGCTCCCGACAGACCGGGACGGGCTCGCGACCGTCAGCGACAACATCGCCAAGTTCGCGCCGCCGAAGCCACCCGCCAAAGGTGACTCCGTCGAGGACTACCTTGCCGCGGCCAACAAACAGCTCGCGCTTCCGCCCATCGCCCCACCGTCCAACCCTCCCGGACAAGGCGGCGATACCGCTCAGGCGGGACAGACAGCGCTCAACCACACCCTACACGTCAAGTTCGAGAACGCGCCGCGGGGCATGGTCGTCTCGAACGCTTCTTCAGGTGGCCAGCCTGCTTCCGTGAAGGTCACCCGTTCCATGGCTGACATCGACTCGTGATGACTACTACACAGAACCCCAGCTCGTTCTTCGCTCAGCTGCAGCCGGCCTCCTGGCGTGGCGTGCCCTTCAAGACGTTCGGCGGAAGCGCGAAGTTCGGTCGCCGGACCGCCGTCCATGAGTACCCCTTCAAAGACACCGCATGGGTGGAGGACTTGGGCCGCGGCCTGCGGCGCTACTCCATCTCTGGGTTTGTCGTCGGCGACGACGCCATCGCCCAGCGGGATGCCCTCATTGCGGCCTGCGAGAAGCCAGGCCCCGGCGAGCTTGTGCATCCCACTTTCGGCCGCCTCACTGTCAAGCTGCTGGATTTCTCTACCAACGAGCACTGGGAACGCGGCCGGGTGTTCGAGTTCGAGGCCACGTTTGTCGAAGACACCGCGGCTCGCCAATTTCCGGGCACTGCGGTGGCTAGCGCCGACGCCATCAACGCTGCTGCCGCAGAGGTGCAGTCCAAGTCAACGCAACAATGGCTCGACGAAATCAACGCTCAGTTCGCCGCCAATGCTCCCGTTCAGCCCACGGTGGCCGCGGTGTCAACGGACTGGCTCTCGCGCAGCAAATCCGCCGTGGCAAGCGCCACGAACCTGGTCAGCATTGCTACGCAGGCCTCCGGCAACTTCGGCCGGATGGTCGGGCAGGCCACCGGCATCGTCATCGGTGCCATCCAGACTGTCTCCAAGCCTGTGTCGGCGCTCTACGGAGCCGCAGCTGCAGCTCGCCTCTCCGTTGACGTGTCGGCTCGGGCAGTGTCCTCCGCAGCTGCCAACCTGACGGCGACAACGTCAGCGCTCTTCACACTGGCCGTCACGGGGCATGTGGCCGCGGTCAAGGCAGCCAGCTTCTCGCCAGCGTCTGCGATTGCCACAGCCATCGCCATGACCAAGTTGGCGGCTGCGACCTCGCTCACCTCCGCCTCTACGGCCGACTACCTGCGCCGGCTCGCCGTCACCCAGCTCTGCACCGCTTCGGGCGACTACCAGCCCAGCACGGCACTGGAAGCCACTGCGGTGCGCGATGAGGTCTTGAGCTACGTCGACTCCGAAATCAAGGTGGCGGGTGAGCAGGGCAACGACGCTGTCTACGCTGCGCTCCGAGCTGCGCGGGCCGAGGTCATCCGCGACATGAACGCCAAAGGCGCGAGGCTGCCATCCCTGGTGACGGTAGCTACACCTAGCTCTGTCCCTTCGCTGGTCTTGGCGCAGCGGCTGTATCAAGACATCGGGCGCGAGCCCGAATTGGTCCGGCGTGCTGACTGCCCGAACCCAGCGTTCATGCCAACCACCTTCTCCGCCTTGAGCTCCTGACCTGATGACCGTCGACGCCACTTCCACCGAAATTGTTGAGCAGAGGTCTCTGCCTGACGACGACGTGACTTTGGAAATCGACGGTCTCGCGTGGACTGGCTGGACCGACGTGCGCATCACGCGCGGCGTCGAGCGGTGCCCCTCCGATTTTGAAGTGCGCCTGACGGAGTTCATCCCCGGCCAGGACGCCATCAAGATTCTGCGCGGCGCCACGGTCAAGGTGAAGATTGGGCGGGACCTTGTGCTGACCGGCTATGTGGACCGCGTCACGCGCACCTACGACGCGCGGTCGCACAGCGTCACCATCGTGGGCCGCAGCAAGTGCGCCGACCTGGTGGACTGCTCAGCCGAGTGGCCTGGTGGCCAAATCGTCGGCTCCTCCGTCCTTGAGATTGCCCAGAAGCTGGCGGCGCCCTACGGCATCACCGTGGCCTCGCACGATGGCAACGACGGCCCGGCCATTCCCCAGTTCAACCTGAACCGCGGCGAGACCCCGTTTGAAATCATCGAGCGGCTCTGTCGCGCAGCACAGCTGCTCGCGTATGACATGCCCGATGGCAGTCTGATGCTCTCAGCGCTGCAAGAGGAACAAGCCGCCTCCGGGTTCCGGGAAGGCATCAACGTCCAGCGCGCCACCTATTCGGCAATGCTGGACCAGCGCTACAGCGAATACGAGTCCTACATGCAAAGCGTCGAGATGTTCAAGGACGCCGGCATTGGCTCCGACCTCATCGCCGCAGTGCAGGACCCGACGGTGCCACGGCATCGCCGCAAGATTTTTATCGTCGAAATCAACGGTGTCTCCAGCCTCGCCATCGCTGGCCAGCGAGCGGCGTGGGAGAAGAACCGACGCATCGGCCGCTCGAACGTCGTGCAGCTCATCACCGACTCATGGCGTGATTCCGCTGGCGTGCTGTATCGCCCGAACACCCAGGCGTTGGTCGAGCTGCCGACGCTGCAGGTCAAGAGCGCGAACTTGACCATCGGCGAGGTCACGTATCACCGCAACGAAGCCGGCACTTCGTGCGAGCTGACGCTGATGCTGAGTGGCGCCTACGAGCCAGAGCCCTACGACTTGAACAAGCTCAACCCCATCAAAGAGCTGTCGGGGGTTGCCCCGAAGCCGGGGGGCTGACCGATGTCGATGCAGCACCTCTGGCGGCGTATCCAGCAAGTCGTGGGCCGTGGCCGCTCAACGGACACCAACGACGCAGGCGTTGTGCAAACCATGCAGGTCCGCATGGGCGCCGATGAGCTCATTGGAGACGTTCCGCGGGCGGCCGAGTACGGGTTCACGTCAGTGCCTCCCGTGGGCACGGACGCCATCGTGGTGTTCCTCGCTGGCGAGCGCTCGAACGGAATCATCGTTGCAACGAACAACCAGCAGTTCCGCATGAAGGCGCTGGATAACGGCGACGTTGCCATCTACGACAACCGCGGCCAGTACATCCACCTCTCTGCCTCGGGCATCGTGCTTGACGCCGGCGGCTCACGCACCATCACCCTGCAGAACGCTACACGTGTGGACGTCAATGCGCCGCTGCACGCCAACCAAGGCCTACACGTTGATGGCGTCATCGAGCAGACCAGTGCGGACGCGGTGACCCTCGGCGGTCCCGTGACCTCGGCCGGTGTGATTTCCGCGCCTGACGTCAAGCTGGGTGCCCTGTCGTTGAAGACGCATCGTCACACCAGCGCCAGCTCGGGCAATCCCACTGGCCAGCCCATCGCATAAGAAAGACAACGATGCCGTTTCCCCGTCCAACCATCTCACAGCTACAGACGCAAGCCGCGCAAGACATCGCCGCGGCGCTGCCTGGCTCAGACCCGCTGCTCCGGTTCTCCAACCTGGGCATCCTGGGCACGGCGCTCGCCGGCTTGACCTACCTGCTCTATGGCTACATCGACTGGGTGGGGCAGCAGTCGACCCCGGTCACATCGACGGGCGAGTTCCTGGAGTCCTGGGCAGCAGTAAAGGGCGTGTATCGCCTGCCCGCGGCTAGCGCCACCGGCTCCGTTCAAGGGCACATGGGGACGGGTCCAGGCGTCGTCATCCCAGAAGGCACGACGCTGGTTCGCGGCGACGGCCAGAAGTTCGTTACGACTGCGGCCATCACCACGTCCACGTCCTCACCGTTCACGATTCCGGTCAAGGGTGTTCCTGACCCGTCTGGCCTTGTGGGTGCGATTCAAAACACGCCTGCAGGCTCCATCCTCTCCTTTGGCGTTCCGTTCGCGGGTGTTCCGTCCTCGGTGACGGTGTTTGACGCGCTCACCGGCGGTGCCGACCTGGAGACTGATGAATCTCTTCGCGACCGCATGCTGCGGGCGTATCGCAACCCTGGTCACGGTGGCAGCCTCGCGGACTATCAACAGTGGACGCTCGAAGTTCCAGGCGTCACGCGCGTGTGGGTCGCTCCGAACGGCTACGGCCCGGGAAGCGTCGTCGTATACCCGATGTTCGACCATGCGGAAGCCGCACACGGTGGCTTCCCGCAAGGCACGAACGGCGTAGCGACCAGCGAGACCCGCGGCGTTCAGGCTACCGGCGACCTGCTGGCAGTCGCGGACTACATCATGCCGCTGCAGCCCGTCACGGCCCTGGTCTACGTTGTCGCTGCGGTTCCGCAGCCCATCAACCTAACCATCACCGGCCTGAGCGCTGCTTCCCCGACCGTCAAGGCCGCTGTGCAGGCGAACTTGGCTGCCGTGATTGCTGAACAAGGCTCGGCCCTGGGCTGCACCATTAGCGTGTTGTCGCTGGAGGGCGCGATTTCCAACGTGCCGGGCACCAGCGCCGGCGTTCTCACCACTCCCGCAGCGAGCATCGTTGTCCCCGTCGGCCATCTGCCGACCATGGGCACGGTGACCTGGGCATGAGCGCGCTCATCGAAGCCATTCAAGCCGGGGGCATGTCGCCGGTCCCCGGTGGCGGCTCGCTCGCCGACTACGCCGCAGCTCTGGCCGCGGTAACGCCGCCTGGCAACGCGCCGAAATACACGGTGGCCGACTACGCCGGCGCGCTGCAGAACCTCCTGCCGGTGGGGCGGGCATGGCCACGCGACCCAGACTCCACGCAGACGGCCGTGGTTCGAGCTCTGGCGGCGAGTTTTCAACGGGTCAGTGCGAACGCCAACGACCTCATCGAAGACGCGTTCCCCGCATCGTCCCAATACCTGCTCGCGGAGTGGCAGTCGACCCTCGGTCTGCCAGCGGACGGCACAGCGCTCGCTCCAACGCTCGCTGGCCAACAGGCACAGGTCATTGCCGCGCTGTCCTCCGTGGGCGGCGCCAGCATCGCCTACTTCGTCGGGGTCGCTGCCGCGTTCGGCGTGACCATCGGCATCACGCAATACCGTCCGACCTTCACCACGGACGACTGCACGGTTCCTATACGCGGCAACGCGTGGGCGTTTTCATGGCTGGTGACCGGAGCGAGCGGCAACGCGGCCCTGCAAGCGGTTATCAGCCGCTACGCCCCTGCGCACACCAACGTTGTGTTCGCCTGATTGGACCCTGCCAATGAAGATGCTTTTTGAGTCCGGCGCTTCGCCGACTCCGCCCACCCCGCCGTCACCTGGCTCTGCGGGCTACCCGACCAACGGCGTGTTGGGCTCGGTAGCCCCCACCGTGCCCGGTGCCTACGCGTGGTATCAGCTGATGCAGGAAATTGTTGGTGTCATCGAGGCCGCGGGCCTCACGCCTTCGGCGACCGACGTCACGCAGCTTCAGCAGGCGCTGGAGATGCGCTACCAAGTGCCAACAGGCAGTGTGGTTGCCACGGCATCCTCGAGTCCCTCGACGGGCTGGTTGCTGTGCGATGGCTCCGCGGTAAGCCGTGACGACTACCCGGCGCTGTTCGCTGCCATCGGGACGACGTTCGGCGCCGGCGACGGCAGCACGACCTTCAACGTCCCTGACCTGCGCGGCGAGTTCATCCGTGGCGCGGATGCCGGTCGTGGCGTCGATGCCGGTCGTGCGCTCGGTTCGTCGCAAGCTGGCCAGGTGCAAACCCACAAGCACGCGAGCCCGTTCGGCGAATACCCAGCTGGCGCGCCGTTCGGCCATTCCGACAGCCGCGGCCACTTCGGCTCTGACGCTGGCACCGACAACGACGACTACCTCTACTGGACGAACGACGGAAGCGACGTCGACGGCACGGTCAACCCGCCGGGCGTCATCGGCACCGAAACCCGGCCGCGCAACGTCGCGCTGAACTACATCATCCGGACGTAACGATGCCGGATATCTCCACTCTCTGGCACACCACCTACGGCGACTGGTCGCTCGCGGGAGCCGACCTGGAGTCTGGGGATGACATCGTCACTGCAGTCCTCATCTCGCTGTTCACCGACCGCCTGGCTGGGCCGGACGACGTTCTCACAGACGGCACGACCGACCGCCGCGGCTGGTGGGCGGACAGCTCCAACAACGCCATCGGCTCGCGCCTGTGGCTGCTCACGCGAGCGAAGCACACGACCGCGACCCTTGGTCTCGCCGAGGCATTCATCGCCGAGGCCCTTCAGTGGCTCATCGACGACGGTGTGGCCACGAAGGTGGACATCCACGTCGAATGGCATCGCAGCGACGAGCTGTGCGCGCAAATCACTGTGCATGTCGCGGGCTTCGGCCGCTCACCGGTTCAGATTGGCGTGCGGGGACTTGGGCACTGGGAGCACTTGACCCCGGTCGACGTCCCGCAGCAGTCACCGCTGCGCCTTGACGGCACCTGGCGCCTCGATGGCAGCCAAATCTTGGACGGCATCAAGCGATGACGCCCTGCATGGAGAACAACAACAATGTCCACACCTGCTGATTTCGATGGCGTTGTCGTCGCCGCACCGGCCTGGGTCGATGTGCCGCAACTGAGCGTCCCTTGCATCGCCCGGGGAGGCGCGGACGGGACGATGAACGCCCAAGCCGTCGCACTGGTAGCCCGCACGAACTACCTCGCCGAACTCATTGGCGCGGGAGGTTCTGGCAACTCCCTGCACAGCGGCTCTGGCGCGCCGGATGACTCGCTTGGGGCCAACGGTGACTTCTACATTGACATCACTGCGACCGCGCTCTACGGCCCCAAGTCCGCTGACGCGTGGCCTGCCGGTATCTCGTTGGTTGGCCCCCCAGGTGGTGGCGGCTTCACGACTGTTCAGCGCTACGACATTGCCGGCACCTTCTATTGGACGGTCCCCTTTGGCGTTACGCGTGCCCGCTTCCGCGCATGGGGCGGCGGCGAAGGTGGCGAAGGCAACCCCGGCACTACACCGACCACGTTCGGCCGCGGCGGCGCTGGCGGAGGTTATGCAGAGTTCATTCGCGACGTGACTCCTGGCCAAGTCTGGACGATTGTCGTCGGGCATGGCGGCACCTTTGGCAATTCTGCAGGCGCTTCGCCCGGCCCTGGCGGCGACAGCTCTGTAAGCCCGCCGACAGGCTTTGGCGCTGGCATGACTGCTGGCGGCGGTGGCTCACACAACGGCGGCAGCGCCTCGGGCGGCGACATCAACCTCACCGGCGAAGCTTCCCGCATGGGCGCGGTTTTTAGCAGCACCCTTTATCCCGCCAACGGCAGTAGCAGCCCTATGGGCGGCGTTGGTGGCACGGGCAACGCCTATTCCGGCGGCGAGACAGGCCACGCACCTGGCGGCGGTGGCGGTGGCGGTTCCAACGGCAACGGCGGCGGCCCTGGCGGCCCTGGCATGGTCGAAATTTGGTACTGAACCCAACGGCCCCTCGGGGGCCGTTTTACTTGGCCATCAGGTTTCTGATGGTCGCCCATGCCTCATCGGTGAGGTCCTGGCATTCGTCGGGCCAGCCTTCTTCCAGCGGCAGCGGCAGCACTTCCTGTCCAGATTGCCGCAAGTAAGCGGCCACCTCTTCCAGGGTCGCACCGAGTTTGACGTATGGAATCGGATAGCCCGGCCGGTGCAGGCAGTAGCTCACGCGAGACAGCGCTCCGAAGCGCTCGTGCATCTCGAACAGGTGAAGGGTATCTGGCTTGGTGTTGCTCACAAGAGCAACTGTAAGCGGCGAGAATCACTAGCAGGGAGGACGCGTCCGATGAGACCGCCACTGCATCAAAGGTTCGTGGACAAAGCCGCAGCTGCGCTCACCGCGGCGGTGGAGGTCTACAACAAGCCGAGCTTCCTCTACAGGGAAGAGACCTTCGCTATCTTGGCCCTGAACGCTTGGGAATTGCTGCTCAAGGCCAAGGTTTTGAAAGATGCCAACAACGCCATCTCCGCCCTCCGGGTGTATGAGACGCGCCTGACTGCTGCCGGTGTCAAGTCGGAGCGGAAGTTCCTGAAGCGCAACCGCGCCGGCAACCCCCACTCCATCACATTGGGTGCCTGCATCACGAAGCTTGATGCGGCCCCCGCGACCAAGCTGGCGAAGGAGGTGAAGGCTAATCTCGACGCTTTGGTCGAAATCCGCGACAACAGCGTTCACTTCATCACCGCAAGCGCGACGCTGGCCCGACAGACCCAAGAGCTTGCGGCAGCTTCAGTCAGAAACTTCATCCTGCTGGCCAAGAGCTGGTTCGCGAAGGACTTCGCAGGCATCCTGAACCTGGTGTTGCCGCTGTCATTTGTGGCCCCCGCGCAGGAGGCTGGCGCCGTCGTCGTTTCCGCGGATGAATCTCGCCTCATCGAGCACCTGAAGAACCTCGCACAAGAGGTGGGCGATGGCGACAGCGACTACGCCGTGGCTATCCGCCTGCAGGTCAAGCTGGAGAAAAGCGCCCTTGCCACTGCGTCGAAGGTTCAAATCTCCAGGGACGCCGATGCCATCAAAGTGACGCTTGGGGAACAGGACATCAAGGAACGATATCCCTGGACCTACGACGAGCTGTGCAAGCGATTGAACGACCGCTACAGCGACTTCAAGATGAACAACGACTTCCACGCTGTGCGGAAGCCATTGCTTGGCGACGAGCGCTACGCGAAGGTTCGCTATCTGGACCTGGAGAACCCGGCCGGCCCGAAGAAGCCGTACTTCAATGCGAACATCTTGCAGGTCTTCGACCAGCACTACACCAAGAAGGTGTAGCGGGGGTGAGTGGTAGGCCGGGTGGGGTTCGAACCCACGATGAGCTTTCGCTGACGGATTCCGGTTTGTGGTCGTTTCCGACCTCCCTGGACTATGCCTTCACCATGGCTCTCTTCGAGCGTTAGGCGGGCGCCGTCTAGTCTCTACACCTTCCCCTCGCGGGGCTTGGCTCGGCATTGCCTTGCGCTGCATCGCAGCCGTCAGGTTCCACCGAATTTGACGCCATTCACACCCGCCGTTTCCGACGGGGTGCACAACTATTGCTATGAGTCCGCTGCCTGCAACCAACACGGCGTCCGGCCCACTCAAGACGCATTGTAGGTCGCCGGTAGACGCTTCCTGGCGATGGGAGCCATGGGTGGAACGGTCGGGTCCAACACGAGCCGGCACCACCAGGTTTGCTCATACATCGCCTCGCTGCTCTTGCGACCAGGGACGGCCTGCCGCTGGCGGCCGGTCAACACGATGTTCACGCGCCGCCAGTATCGGATGCGCACGTCGTAGAGCGGCTCGAGCACCATCGGATGGACGCTCGCGTGGACCTTGGGCCGGTCCAGGTTCTCGTGCGTCCAGAACCTGTCGATGTCGATGGTCACCCGCACAGGCACCGTCGCTCGCACCGCATCGCGGTCCCGGGCGTGGTCACAGTGCCTGAGTTCGATGATGTCGACCAACATGTACTGTATTTTCATACAGTGCCGCGGATAGCCTTCCACCGGGCGGTGACTTATATGCCGCAGGCCAAAGTGGAAAGTTGGTGGAAAGCAGTTTTTAGACGTTGCACCTCTGCCGCCTTAGAACCCGCATGGGTAAAGGGTCTTCGTCCATTCGTGGCGGTCTGTCCGGGACCTTATGAGTCCTCTGCTCTGACCAACTGAGCTAACGGCCCCCGGAAGGAGGCGCGGATTCTAGTCAGCGCCGCTCAACGCTGGGAAAGCGCCTGCCCGACCATCCGCGACGTGATGTCGACGATCTGGATCATGCGGTCGTAGGCCATGCGCGTCGGGCCGATGACGCCCAGCGTGCCGACCACCTGGCCGTCGACCTCGTAGGGCGCGGACACGATGGACAGCTCCTCGTACGGCACGACCTGGCTCTCGCCGCCGATGTAGATGCGCACGCCCTCGGCACGGCTGGAGGTGTCGAGCAGGCGCATCAGCTGCG